ATAACTCCTACAGGAGTAGAGTTTTAAAAAACTAAATAGACAATATTTATAATAAACATAAAATAACATGGCAGTATTAGATCCAAACGAAATAATGTTCACCGCATTCGAACCTAAAGTACAAAATAGGTTTATTATGTACATTGACGGGTTACCAGCTTATTTAATAAAATCAGCTAGTGCACCAGGATTTGAAGCAGGTGAAATTATACTAGATCATATCAATGTTTACCGTAAAGTAAAAGGTAAAGTAAGATGGAATGATATGACAATCAGCTTATATGACCCAGTAACACCATCAGGTGCTCAAGCAGTAATGGAATGGGCACGTTTGGCTCACGAATCAGTAACCGGTAGAGATGGTTATTCTGATTTCTATAAAAAAGACTTAACATTAGACATCCTAGGACCTGTTGGCGATATCGTCGGAGAATGGGTAATTAAAGGAGCTTATGTTAAAACAGCAACATTTGGAGAATACGATTGGTCTAATGAAGCCGCAATTGATTTAAGTTTAACACTTGCAATGGATTATTGTATATTAAACTTCTAATAACTTTTTACCCCTCCTACCCTTGAATTAGGTGCTCTTTTGAGCACCTTTTTCTTTTTTATATATTTATATCCACAAAACATAGTTATTAAATGGAAAAAGTTACACAAAAAACAAAATTTAAGTTTCCAACCGAAATTGTTGAATTACCTTCTAAAGGATTAGTATATCCTAAGGACAACCCTTTATCTAGCGGTAAAATTGAAATGAAATATATGACTGCTAGAGAAGAAGATATCTTAACTAACCAAAATTATATTCAAAAAGGTGTAGTTTTAGATAAACTTATTGAATCATTAATTGTATCTAAAATTAATTATAATGATATTGTAGTGGGAGATAAAAATGCATTATTAATTGCATCTCGTGTATTAGGATATGGTAAAGATTATAGTTTTAAAGGATATAGTAGAGAAGAGGGAATAATTAAAGAATTTAAAATAGATTTAACTACTTTAAAAGATAAAAATTTAAGTAAAAAAGATTTAATTGAAGTTGGTGTTAATGAATTTAATTTTGAATTACCTCATACTAAAAAAGTTATAACATTTAAACTTTTAACTCATGGTGATGAAAAATTAATTGAAAAAGAAATAGCAGGTCAAAATAAAATTAGACCTAATTCAAATCCAGAAGTATCAACTAGATTAAAATACACTATAACATCAGTTGATGGAGATAGTGAGAAAAAAACAATCAGAGAATTTGTAGATTTTCAATTATTAGCTAGAGATTCTAAATCATTAAGAGATGAAATAAAAAGAATATCTCCTGATGTTGATTTAAAATACACCGGGGAAGATGGCGAGGAGGACATCAACATCCCCATTAATCTTAACTTTTTTTGGCCTGACGCCTGAATATAGGCAAAACTTATTTACTCAAATACACGAAATTGTGTTTCATGGTAAAGGTGGTTATGATTGGCATACCTTATATAACATGCCTATTTGGTTAAGAAATTTTACTTTTAAAAAAATAGAAGAACATTATACCAAGGAAAAAGAAGCGTATAATAAAAATTCTAATACATTAAAAAATAATAAAGAAATATCAAGACCTGATATAAAACCCAGTAATGTATATAATGCATCAGTGCCTACCAAAAAGTAGGCACTTTTCATATTTATATTAGATAAACCCTATATAATGGCTACTCAAGAAGAACTTGATAATGAATTAAAAATCAACGACGCTCTAAATGTGCGTGTTGGTTTAAAAGACGAAGAAGTTGAAGCCCAACAAGATCTTACTAATGCTTTAGTAGAACAGGCTAAACTTTTAGATGTTACCAAACAACAATCTTCTGAAATTATATCCCTTACTAGATCTATTTCAAAAGCAGCTCAGGACAATAGTACTGTTACACGTGGTCAATTAGGTACTGAAAAAGATATTATTAGGTTAAAAAAACAAGAAGAGGATTTAGGAAAAAAATTAAAAAGATTAAATGCTTTAAAAGGCCAACAATTAACAGAAGATAAAAATTTACAAAAAGCTATAGACGAATCATTAGACGAGCAAATAGCAAAAACAAACAATCTAATAACGAGTAATCAAAATCTTCAAAAAGTTTCAGGAGAAATAGCTAACAATATAGGGGTTAAAACCTTTAATGGGTTACAAAAAGTAGTAAAATCAATCCCTGGATTAAAAGGTCTTAGTAAACCTTTCGATGATGCTGCTGAGGCTTCATTAAAATCTGCTCAAGCAGGTGAATCAGCTGCATTATCCTTTGCAAAAGGTGCTAATGCATTTATAGATTCAGCAGGTTTAGCTATTTCGTTTTCTTCCATTTTAAAATCTTTATTTGCTATAAATAAAGCACAAACAGATTTTAGGAGACTTACAGGACAATCCGTCGATGTTGTCGATACCTTAAATACTAGTTTAGTAACTACTGTTGGTTATATTAAACAAGCTAGTGCTTTAACTAGACAATTTGGTTTTAATGCTACTGCCGCTTTTGATTCATTTAATATTCAAGAAGCAGCTGAATTAGAACAATTAATGGGATTAACTGCTGAAGAAGCTGGTAATCTTGCTCTATTTGCTCAAACCTTTGGTCAAAATGCTAAAACAAATACTAACGAGCTTATAAAGCAAGTAGGAGAACTTAATGTTGCTAATAAATCTGCAGTATCTCAAAAAGCAATTTTTCAAGATATAGGAAATATTTCAAAAGCTACAGCTTTAACATTTCAAGGAAATGCTTTAGAAATAGGTAGGGCTGCCCAAAATGCTAGAATTTTAGGATTAAATTTATCACAAGTTGATAAAATAGCTAGTGGTTTATTAGATATAGAACAATCAATTGCCGCTGAATTTGAAGCTGAAGTTATATCAGGTAGACAATTAAATTTAGAACAAGCAAGGTTTTTTGCTTTAACTAATGATTTAGATGGTTTAATTAGTGAACTTGGAAAAAACCAATCAGCTCTTCAAGGATTTGTAAATGGTACTAGAATTGAACAAGAAGCAATAGCAGGAGCTCTAGGAATGAGCCGTGATGAAATGGCTAATATGGTATTTCAACAACGAGCTCAATTAGATATTACAGATGAACAAGCTCGTAAAACAGCTGGACTTACTGAAAAAGATTTTAAAAGGTTAGAAGTACAAGAAAGTATAGCTAATTCTATATCAAAATTAACAGAATTATTAGCTGGTCCTTTAGAAATGTTTGTTGCTATGGCTGATAATGCTCTTATATTATATGGTACTATAGGACTTATTGCTACAATATCCTTAGCTAAAACTATAGCTAGTTTCGCTGCTATGGCTCTCCAATCTGGAATAATAGCTACTGGTTTTATTGCATCTGCTAGTGCTATTACGTTTGGATTAGGATTAGTTGCTATTATAGCAGGTATAGCTGCTATGGCTACTGCATCTAAAAATGCACAGAAAAAACTTACAACTGTTGGAGATGCTATTTTACCTGCTTCAGGTGGACCAATTATCTCAACAATGGAAGGTGGAATATTTCAAGGTACTAGTAATGATGATGTTTTAATGGGACCTGGGTTAGCAAGAGGTGGAAGAAATCAAGGATTATCTAAGGGAGATATAGATCTTATAGCAAATGCTGTTAAACAAGGAGCTTCTGGTGCTCAAATTAATTTAGATGGCGCTAGAGTATCAAACCGTATACAACCTCCATTAGCAGTAAACACAAGAAAGTATTCGGTTTAAAATATTTATAATAAACAAAATTAATTAATTATGGCAAATTCAATATTAGGACAACAATTAACATCTAATTTAAGCCCAGAAGGAACAGGTCAAAATGTAGAACCTACTGCTGCAGGTCAAGCTGGATCAACACTGCATGATATTACTTCAGCAGATAATATTCCACCACTTCCTTATAAAGGTCCTGCACCACTTAAATTTCAAAATCCATTAGTGGCTTCAAATTTAGATGGAGAATCAGCACTTACAATAGAGAAATACGTAGATAATTTACCTAAATAATGGCAATATCTCCCTCTGGATCATTACTAGATATCTATAATAACCCCCAGAGCTTTGAATTCCAATCGAAAAATTTAAAATACGATAAGGATATTAGAGGTGGTGGTTATTCTGGACAACCCTTTATTAAAAGAGTTGCTCCGGATGATATCGATAACCTAAATACTTTAACAACAGAAGCACTTAGTTTAGATTATCCAATTAGAGGTGGATCATACGAAGAATTAGCTGCAAGAGAAGATTTTGCACGAATAGATCGTTTTTTATTATCTCATCCTAGAGGTACTGCATTTTTAGACAAGCAAGCAGGTTTAATGCTTTCTAATCCAAGAATTCCAATGGCTAAATCTGGTGGGGTTTTTGCAAATCAAGCTTATAGTGATGGTCGTAACTTAATGACCCAAATAGCTGATGCAGGTACAGGAATAAGAAACCCAAATGCTGGGGAAGATGTGTTTGTTTTAGAAAGATTTGAAAATAAATACGAATATGTAGCTGCTACAACACCTACCAATGAAAATAGATTAGTATTATTAAAAGATTTAAAATTAAGTCAACCTCCCCAATCAACTATTAGTTCAATAAATCAACTTGGAACTATAGCTGAAAATTTATTTAATACTGTATCTAGTTTAGTAAATGATGCTCCATCTATTTCACCAACTTTATCATCAACTCAAGTAAATGTAGCAACACAATTAGGTATTAACACCGTTACTAATGGTGAATTATTTAATTATACAGGTGGGCCTGGTTCTTTATATGGCATTGTAAATAATACGTTGATTTTAAGAGCAACTAACTCCAGAAATGCTTTTATTGATACTAGTAGAGCTCAAAAATGGATTGGTAGTTTTAGAGATGAAGATATTAGAACTTCTGTTACAAAAAATGTTTATGGTGAAGATGTTCAGGGAAGACCAATAGTAGATTTATCAGAATCAAAACTTTTAGGTGTAAGTAAAAAATATAAATTAAAAGATAATTTAATAGGAATAAACCCTAATGATTCTGCAAATACTTTAGCACAACAATCAGGAGATGGTTTTATTAGAGCAAACCCAAATACTAATGCTACTGTTCTAAAGAATGAAGAATATTTTAAATATACTATGGGTTATAGTCAACTTATGGACCAACCTAATAGAACAACTAATGGTTTAATAGCACCCAAAGACTTTAGAGCAGAAACTTTAAAACCAAAAACTGTTCAATCTAGAAATTATGAAAAAATAAACATAGCAACTAGAGTAGGAATAGGGAATCCTGGAGCTAGACCACAAAGTAATAGAATAAATATAAATGATGAAAACAATCAAATAGGTCAGGATAAAATTAATATGTCTGATGTCCAAGTAAGAAATGATAGTGATGGAATTAAAGGTTTTGAAAGAGATTTAATTAAATTTGGATTTGAGACTATTGATAACAATGACACTAGTAAAACTAGAGCAACTTATTTTAGAGCTTTTTTAACTGGGTATAATGATAGCCATAGTGCCGAATGGAGCGCTAAAAGATATAGTGGTAGAGGTGAAAACTTTTATACTTATCAAGGATTTGATAGAGATGTAAATTTTAATTTTAAAATAGCAGCTCAATCAAAACAAGAAATGAGATTTTTATATAAAAAATTAAATTATTTACTTTCAACTTTATATCCTAATTATAATACTGCAGGAGCTATGAGAGGTAATATAACAAAATTAACAATAGGAGATTTATTTGTACGTGCTCCTGGTATTTTAACATCTTTAAATTTAACAGTAGATGATAATTATCCTTGGGAAATAGCATTAGATGAACCAGAAGGAGGTGATGATAAAGAAATGTTAGAAACACCTCAAATTATGGATGTAGCAGTAAACTTTAAACCAATATTAAAGGTATTACCACAAACTAGTTATACTACAAACCAAACAGGTAATACACCAATATTATTAACAGCTGGAGGAACTGCTGGTACTAATGCTTATAGATTTTTAAATAATAGTTAATGGCATCTAGATATCAAAATATACAAACACAAAAATCTGATAATGGTAAAACAATTTATTTACCAGTAAAATATCCTTCACTTGCCCCCTCAAATAGTGATTATTATATTATAGCAAGAGAAGAAGATAGATTTGATTTAATAGCAGCAGATTTTTATGGTCAACCAACTTATTGGTGGGTTATAGTTATGGCTAATGATTTACCTGGAGATTCAATGTATGCTCCACCTGGTACTCAATTAAGAATACCTGGAAATTTAAGTGATGCATTATCTGCTTATAATATTGAAAATTCAAATGTTTAAAAAATGTTATGGCTATTAAATATAAAAATATTGTTGGTACTGGATTTGATCCTTATGTAAAAAAACAATTAGAAGTAAGATCTAACGCAGGTGATCCAAGAGTAGGAGTAAGTGCTCATAATGTAAGATCTAATAATGAACTTCAATACCTTACAAACAGAAATGCTTACTTTAGATTAAGTTCATCAACCCAAACCTCAACCCAGACACAACCTAAACCTAAAATAGTTTCTTCACCTGTCCCAAGTAGGGGTATTGTTATTACTAACGAAAGTATTAACCAAAATGCTTTACAAGCATACAATGATTCTTTTAGTGATCAATTAGCTAAAGATAATGTTTTACAAGGAGGAACTATAGGGGTTGAAGAATCTGTAGATGAGGATAATAATAAAATATTTAAAACAAAAATTAGAAAAGGATTTAATGAAACTTATAAAATTGGAGATGGGGGTACTGATCCAAGTGATGATTTAGGTTTACAACCTATGCCGGGTATTGTAGGTATTACAGTAGGTACTGGAGGAAAGTGGCAAACTTTAATGCAAGCTGATATTGAAATTATAGCTTATAATTTAGATCAACTTAATGTTATACAAAAGCTTTATATGAGTTTAGGTATTACTTGTTTTTTAGAATGGGGGCATACTCCTTATTTTAATAATGCTTCACCACCACAATTAAAAAATGAACTTGAATTTATAGATTTTTTTAATTATAAGGGAAGCTCTACAAAATTAGATTTAGCTAAAGCAATAACTCAAAAAAGACATGATACTAAAGGTAATTATGATGCTTTTTTAGGTACGGTTTATAATTTTAGTTATGATGGTGATAAAGATGGAGCTTACCTATGTAAAATCCAACTTATGGGGGCAGGTGGAATGTTAGAATCTCTTAAAATTAATACTGCATATAATATAGATTTTACAAATGCAAAAACTGGTAATAAATCCGATAAATATTCTTCAACATTAGATAATGCTTTAGCTTCAATGAGAGATTTCCTTCAAGCTTCAGATAATCTTAAGTCTTCAATAAAAAAAGAATACATATTTAAAAAAACTATAGTTGAATTTGGGAAATTAGGTCCAGAGGATTTTTACACAGATCAATCTATTTCTAAACGTGAAGCTTGTAAAAATGCAGGAATAGATCTTAGGGGACCAAATCTTACATCAACAGCAGTTATAAACATTCATGCTGCTTTTACAGATACTCCCATAGGTAATTGGGGTACATTATTAAATTCAATATATAATTCTACCCATTATTCTCCTATTAATTTTGAACAAAGTGAAGGTACTTCAGGTAAACTTACATTTAAAAACGATAATGATCCTTTTAAATATGGAAACGCTCATCAAGTAGTAACGGGAAAAGCAAAATTTGATCCTTCAACAAAAGAATTTGATGGTTTATCTCCCTTAGATGCAAAATTATTTAGTGGTTATGTAGGACAATGGGGCGATCAAGAAAAAAAATTAACATTTATAACTTTAGGTCATTTAATGGCTATGATTAATTTGTTAGGGATATTTGTAGAATCTAATGATATAACGGGTAAAAATTCATCTCCCGTTATTTATTTAGATTTTCATCCTGATAATACTGCAATAGATCAAGGTGATTTAGTTGCTAGTATTAATCCTCATGTGTGTTTAGTTCCATTTATTTCCAATTTTCCTTATGATTCTTATTTTAATCCACTTGATATAAATAAAACAACTATTTATAGTTTTGAAGATGAAAAAGCTATACCAAATAATAAGAAAAAATTAATGGGAACGTCAGGTACAACTGAAGTAGTTGATGCAGTTAATAATATTAATAAAATTAATAAAATTTATCCACCTAGTGACTTTGCCGTAGAAGTAGATAGTCCATCTAAAGGAGGAAAACTATTTAATACATTAGTTAATATTGATTTTGCTAGAAAATGTTTAAAATCATCTACTAATACAGATGGTGAGACTTCATTATTAGATTTTTTAACTAAAATATTAAATGGAATTAATCAATCCTTAGGAAGTGTTAATAATCTTAGACCATTTACAGATGAATGTGGTTTTATTTTAAGAATAATAGATGAAAAACTTTTAGAACCTATTACAGATGTAAAAGATAAAAGATTAGTTGAAATTCCTAGTTTTGGACTTGATTCTTTAGTATATGAAGGTGGTTTTAATTCTGCTATAACTCCTAAATTAGCATCCCAGATAGTAATTTCTACTCAAGCTGCTGGAGGTGGAATAAAAGAATTTGAAGAAGATGTTCTTTCTTATCAAAAAATAAACCAAAATGTAAAAGATAGATTTTCATCATATAAATTTCCCTCAATAAAGAAAAATACGGATTTAACAGGAGATGAAAGAGAAAAAAATCAATTAAAATCTTTACAAAGATTATATGATCAATTTTATTATAATTACAGTGACTCCCCAGATTCTACAATATTAGAGAGTGATTGTAAAAATATGACGGGTCCTTATAAAAATTTACAAGGAAAACGAGAAAAAACTATAAGTTCAAAAGATACATCATCACAACCTAATAAATCATCTATATTAATTCCCTTACAATATAGTATTACTTTAGATGGTATATCTGGTATTTTACCTTATAATGCTTTTTTACTCCCAGCTGACAGATTACCTCAAAATTATTTATCAAAAGCAGATCTTCCTAGAGTAGCATTTGCGGTATTTTCAATCAATCATACATTTGAAAATAATAATTGGTTTACTACTTTAAGAGGACAAACACTTTTACTAGAAGGTTCAGATAAATCTATAGAAGTTGATAAAAAAATTAAGGGTAGAAAAACAAATCCTCCTAAAATTGAAAACAACTCAAATTATGGTGGTTACCCTAAAAAAGAACAAATAACATTTACATCAAAAGATTCACCAAAAGGTGAAAAGGTAACAACAGTAAATGATACTACTCCTTCAGAGGTTATTACCCAATTTGGAACTGTTACTACGGGTCCTGATGGATTACAATCAGTATCATTTGGCCCTGCTTCTAATGATCAAGATATTAATGCAGCATTTACTTTTATAGCAGATAATGAAAGTAATGGAATACCTGATCTTAAAGCTTATACAGATAAAGATTATACTAGTGCTGCAACAACTGATTTAGAAGTTGCTTCATATCCCTTTACTTATAGAATAGGGTTTGGTAGTGATACAGTTACTAATACAGATGGTAGTGTTACTAAAGTTGTAAGATCTAGTAGAATTACAAAAGAACAGGCTGCACTTGATTTAAAAAGAAGAATTAAAATATTTAAATCAAAAGTAGTTGGAAGATTAAATGAAAGAGGAGTTAATTATGATAGTTTACCCTTAGAAGTAAAGGTAGTATTTTTAGATCTTGCTTATAATTATGGTACGTTATTTTATGATTTTATAAATGCTTGGAAAAATGGTGGTAAAGGTGGAATTATTGCTGAACTAAACAGAAGAATAGCAAGAGGAGAAAGTCAGGTACCAAGTAGAAGACTAAAAGAAATTAACTATTTAAATAAGTAATATGACTTATATACCTAAATCTTTAGTTAATAGTAATTTATATACAGGAGGTGGAGAATTTACTGACCCTAATACGGGCATTCCTTATAAAGGATATTACCATGAAACGTTTACTGGTGCTGCATCTTCTGGTAAAACTCCAAATAGTCCTAATTCTATACCTTTAGTTAAAAATTATAGTGTTCAACAAGAAAATAATTATATAGTACCTACCCAAGAGAACATTAACTATTCGGCTTTACAACCAATTAATCAAGAATTATATCAATCTTCTGGTGATCCTTTAGCTGTATTTCCAACACTTACAGGTAAAGATTACCAAAGAGGTCAAATAATTAGATATTTTGCTAAAAAAAGAAATATAAACCCCCCAAGTATAATAGAAATAACTAAAGATGCTTTTAATGATTTAAATGCTAAAAAAGGAAGATATAATTATGCTTTATGGACAGTAACTAGTGTATTCTGGAAAATTTCAGGTCCTTTAAGGGATTCATTAAATGCTAATGGAGTAAAAACATCAGGTATTATTGACACTAATAAAAGATTAATAGAAACTGCAGAAAAAAGTTTTAAAGGTATTAAACAATATTTATCTGATTTAATTCAATTTGCAGTTAAATCTGATTTAACATTAATAGATGGATTATATACTGGAGGAGAAGAATTAACAGTAAAATTAGATAATAGCAATTATAGTGGTTATTATCATATAATGGCTAATCAAAAAATAATGGATGGAGCAACACATAAACAATCTACAGGTAAAGTACTTTTAGCTGGTGATGCTTTAATATCAAATCAATTAGGAGGTTTAATCCAACAAGCACTAGGAGAAATAGGTGCTAGAACTGATGTGGTTCCTACAAATAATAGTCGTACATTACAGACACAATTAGAAAATAACATTTCTGGTACACCTGTAGTGAGACAACCCTCAGGAGGTGGAGGCGGAGGTTATTAAATAAGTTATGAATAAAAGGTTATGTATTATATTGTTGAAACAGAACAACAGCTAAAAAGGCTATATTGTTCCGGTAATGAATGTTATATTAGGATAATCCCTATGAATGATGA